TAATTCGCGATCAGTTGGTCCAGCCTGTGCAAGATCGTTAGCTAGATCCTGCATAGCATCATTTTCCCACATGTCATCACCATACAATGCGGCAATGGCGTTTAACACTTTGTCAAAATCAATTGGAGCAGTTACTTCTTTAACTTGCTTTGGATTAGGTTCAGCACCAGGCTTCATACCAGTTTGTGGCATGTCCATTTTGCGTTGCAGGTCACGAATCATGTCTACATCGCTGCCGTGACCCAGTTTGTTTAACACCGCGCCGCCAACTTTCTTGGCCATGCTGCCAACTTTCTTGACTGCATCCCCCATGCCTTCGTCTACTTCTTTGTTGTCATACTTGTCATACTTGTTGCGAATAGGATCCAATGACTTGCCTTCACGACCGGCTTTGGCCAAGGCTTCCATGCCTTCTTTGCCGTATTTTTCGTAGCCCTTGGCAGCACGGCTCATGTCGCGTTCGTTCAACTGGCCGTGTGTTTTGCTAGGTGTGGCACGAATTTCGTCCAGTTTTTTGTTTAAGTCGTAAAAAAATGTCATTTCAATTATCCTCGAGGTTGTGCGCCAGTAGCGGGCTTGGGTTGACGCTTGATATTGGTCATAGGGCTTGTGTTGCCCTGGGGAAGTTCATTAGTGGTCTTAGCAGGAGGTGTCTTACCACCGGCCACTGTGAAATCACTGCGGTAAGCATTTTTCAACACAGCATGATTGTACGGACCAGTTGAATAGTCTTTCTTGAGTGCTCGTTGTTCAGCATCAGGTGCTGGATAGTCTGTGTTGGCTAACAGGTCTTTGTTTTCTGTTTCAACTCGATCTGCTTCGTCAACAAGTCCATCTACATATGGCTGTGTTTGCATCACAATAAGATTGGGGTTGCCGCCAAGCATTTGAAACAACTGTTTGATCTGTGGTTCAATTGCAGGATACTTGAAACTCACATCAAACATTGTCACAGCATCATTCTGATTGTTCGGAAAGTCTGTAAGGATCTTTTGTATGGGAGTGGTCTTGGCATCGCCCAATTTGGCTGGATCAAATTGATCCAGTTTTGATTTGAGTTGACGCACAAGATCGTCTGGAATGCGACCGCACATTTTGATACGATAATCGTATGTACGTTCACTTTCTGCTAGATATTTGGCAAATGGTTTCATGTCAGGTTCCTGTGATATATTTATTCTTTTTGAGCATTTTGATTCTTGCCCAGAATTCTTTCCAGCAGTTCATTGCGGCTGAGCACATGGCCTTGACCTTGCTGTGCGGCTGCGCCGTCGGGGTCTTTGTCTGCTTGTTGCTGATCCAATCGCACCTTTTTCATTTGCAAGTCGATCATCTTGAGTTTTTTGTCCAGCTTGGCTGTTTTAGCTGTGATAGCATGGCCTAGCATGTTGCTGGCTACTGAAAATATTTCGCTGGCAAATCTTGAGTCAACTTGCATGCCAAGGTCCATTAAGTCCTTGTAGCTGCCTGTGGCTAGTCCTGCAAGTTCATCCATTTCTGTATCAGTAGATTCCAAACCGCGCACAGCCGGCAAGGCAGCATCTATCTTGTCGATAGCAGCATCTAAGTTTTGGATTATGGTGCGATTTTCTGCTATCGAAGGAACAGCAGTTTCCACTTCTTCGGTGGTAGGGGGTAAATCAAAAAGTTCTTCAAGTTTACGGGTCATGCCATATTTAGTGGCTATGCTTTACCGTTCTTAAACATATCGTCTTCAGTTATGACTCTAAAAGTCAGGCCTTGATTTCTGCACCATTTGGTTGCAGCGTCCCATTTGGCGTAATTCACCGCTACCACAGCACGGTCTCTGGGTTTTTGACCTTCTGTTATGGCACTCTGACCTTTGGGCTTGATTTCAATCAGCTCAGCTTTGAGGGTGTTGTTGCGAGTCTTGTAAGTGATCAAAAAGTCTGGCACATACGTGGTCATTTTGCCAGTCAAGGGATGAAGGTACGGTATGCGGATGCTTTCACTTGCCCATTGCATGATGTTGTCATTGGTGTCGCAAAAACGCATGAAAGAATGTTCCCATCCCGATCTGTATCTGGGCATGCCTTGGCCCACATATTTTTTAGTGTTAATAACTTGGTAGACGCCTTGTGCCCACTTGCTCATTGCAACACTGTTCTAGCAGCATAATAGTTGGGCACTGGCTGTGCATTCACACCCAACAGTGTGGCTCTGCTACGAATGCTGTTTAGATAGTAAGCCATATTGAGAGTCAAAGTCATTGAGTCTACGCCTTGAAAAGTGTCCAACAGCGTTAGTGCAGGAATGTTAGTTTGCTCTGCTACCTGAAACAAACTCACTGTAAAGTTACCTGCTACCCTGGCATCGCCCATTTGTTGTTTGAAATAACTCAACACAATGTCATACTCGGCAGCAGGCACATTGGCATCATACTTGTAGAACTTGTCAAAAATTCTTACAGTTTGATCAATATTTTGATTGGGGTTATTAATTGAGCCAGTGTACATTTGTTAATCTCAAGGATAAAATTGTGAGCCAGGTAAACCAGCTCTGGTGGCTTGAGCATTAGGAAACACCCACCCATCAGCTTTGTTGATTACTGATCTAACAGCACCTGCACCTTGTTGGCTGATAACCTGTTTGCCCAGCGATACAGCTTCACTCTGAACAATTGATTTCAAATTTTTACCTTTAAATGTGTTGTAAGTGGCACCAGCTTTTTGTGCAGCACCAATGAGACCAGCCACTGACCCAGATTCTAAATCTGCCATGATACCTTCTCCAGTAGATAGCAGGCCGCCTTGACCAAAGATGCTGGCAGTGGATCCTGCACGAGCCAACGGGCTTGGAGTTTCGTCATAGTGTGCTGTATCTGGCCATGATATGTTTTTGTCTGGTTTACCAAGGCCACCATTGAGATATTTCACAGTTTCGTAACGGATAGTCATGCTGTGTTGCATGGTACCGCTGCCTTGTGAGTAATCGTAAGTGTCGTGATTCCATGCAGTAATCAGCGGATTGATCAAAATATATCTAGCATACTTGTGTTGATCAAACCCAATGATTTGTATGTCTTTGAAAAATGGTGGCTTACCTGATGCTGTGCTGGTGCCATCCATAAAGTTTTCGCCAATAAATCCCCAATCACTAACACTGCCTATTCGATTTTGTGCGTAGATGTCTCTGTTGTTGTAACTGAATCCATTTTGTTTGGTAGCATTTTCGCCAACGGTGCCATAAGAAGTGGGTGCATTGCTGATGTATTGCTGTGCTGGATCTTTGTAGTAGTAAGAATAATACTGATACCACATCTCACGAATGTTGTCACCACCGTCATCATGGAACGTGATGTTTACAGGTTCGTAGTTGATTTTTGTTTGCACAAGGCGTTTGCGATTGTACTGATTTAATGTAGCAACGTCAATGTTGTATTTGGGCAAGTCAACAGTTTTTACCGCCAAGCTCAGTGTTGAAATTTGTGTTGGACCAAATATTTTAGAATTTTTTAGTGCTTGTATTTCTTCCACGTTCAGGGTAAACTGAACATGGAATAAAAATTTAAATCTGGGTTTTAGTTCGTAGGCATTAGTGCGAAAAGTTTTACTTGCGTGAGTGTAATCACGCAAGCTGTTTGTCGCAGTAAAACCTTTAAGAAAGTCTTGGCCGAAGCTAGACATTGATTAGACCTTACGGTGCTGTGCCGATACCGGTAACAACATCGTTTATAGTGCGACCAATAACACCGCCAATACCACCACCACCTTGATTGCCTTGGTTGGCGTTGTCATAAGAAATGTTCAGTGTAATTGACACTGCTTCGTTGGTGCCATATGCCATTGGGCCGTAGTCGGCGCTCACAATGTAGCAACCATACAGTTCCCATGATTCAAGCACTACTGGTTCGTTGGCGCCGTTGCCACCGTCAAGCATTTCTAATTTGGTCAAAAACTTGTAGTCAATACCAGATGCCGCTGAACTCATTTCTAAGAAGTCCATTTGTTTCTGGACTTGTTCACCAATCAACTTGGACACATTGCCTGATGCGTCATCGCGAATCTCAACAGCAACGTCTGCCCAACTGTGACGACCGGCCAACTTCAATGTTGAGTTATAAATTGGCAATGTAATTGCTTCGAACGTCAAGTTAGGACGAGCAAAGCTCACCACTTGCTTGGTTAATTCTGTAGTTGGTGTCGAAACTCCCAAATTCTCAAACATCACTCTAAAGCGATATCTAAGTTTTGGCATTAACAGACCTTGGGTGCTTGAGCTTTGATCGCTTGCAAGCGGTACTGTCATTTTATTTAATGATGAACTTGGCATTGTGTATATCTCCTAGTTTTATTTATCTTAGACTTGAGGTCAAAAAATAGGGTCCAAAGACCCTATTTTTATAGTCCTGCTGCTATGTCTCCAGTGTTCTTGATACGCAATGGGATGTAGATAAACTCCACAGCCTTCACTGGTTCAATGGCAATATCAACCCACAATTCGTTGCGGTCAATACGAGCTGGTGTGTTATTGCTCAAGTCGCAAACAACCAAGTAGTCATAGATAGCACGTTTGGCAATCAAATCAACCATCAAGCTGTTGCAGGTGTTGGTGATTTCATTACGTGTGATCTGATCGTTAGGTTCAAACAGATACAACTTACCAATTTCTTCCAGGCGTCCACGCAAGAACGCAACCAAGCGTGCAACGTTGATACGATCCAGTGCTGTGGTAGTTGTGGTTGATGTTTTGTTACCAAAGTTGGTAATACCCACACCTGGAATGAATGTAATTGGGTTGACATTCAAACTGTACAGTACATCACGCAAGCCTTGGTTCACACCAATTGGTTGGAACTCACCTGTAGCAGCATCAATGTAACCAATTTGTGTGGCATTGTCTACCACACCACGACGTGTACCGGCTGGTGCCAACCATGGATAACTCACTTCGTCACTGCGGATGATTGTTCTAACCATCATGTGACTTGGTGCTGTTACCACAGTATTACCACTCAAGTCTGTGGTTGTACAGCTTGGGTAGAAAGTAGCGCAGTAGTTACTGGTACTAGATTGCCCGTCACCGGCTATAGTACCCAGTCCGTTGTTGTTGGTAGCCCAAGTTGTGATGTCAGTGCCTGTGGCTGGCAAACGCATTGGAGTGTCGCCTACCACAAACAATGTGTTGTTGCGCTCATTGCTGAGTGCAATCATGTTGGGGATCAACTCTGGATAGCCAGGTGTTGCAATCAGTGTGTACTGGGCAGTATCTTCTCTAGCGCCTTGGCTAGTATCAACACCAGCTTTCAGTGCCTCCACAATCATTTGACGTTGTGCCAAGCGACCAGCATACATGCTGCCGTCTTGCTTGTTGCCCGATGCGGTGAGCCAGGTACTGGTCACTGCTGGTAGTGTGTCATCAGGGTAAGAAGTAGCATTAAAGTAATCATTTTGATAGCTCTTGACATTGTAACCTGAACGGCGTGTGTTCCACAACAACATACCTTGTGGATATAGTGCAGGATCTGGAGCATCTAAATCCAAGTAATTGCTGGTCAGCAAACTCACAATGGTCGGAATTGGGTCTGAAACAGGATTTGTTGTACCATTTGGCGCCCAACGAGCATCAGCAAACAACACACCATTCTGTGTGACCTGATCAGTGGTGTTAACAGACACCCATTGATCTACTCCACTTACAAGTTCCCAACGATACAACTTGGGATAGTTTTCCAAGTCGCTGGTGTCAACCCACAAGTCTCCATACACCAATGCACTTTGAGCCACATTATTTTGTGTAGTAGGTGCTGTGGCAGCGCAAATTGGACCCGATGCATTGGTTGCACTGAGGTCATATCCACGCACATCATTAGAAACGTTTTGATAACCCAACCAAAGACCATTGTTCTGAATCATGATATCAACTTGTGTGGCAGTTGAATAATACCACAGTCTGCCATCAGCAGGATCTTGATAAGGTGCTGTGGCACTGGAGGTGTACTCAAACTCAGATGCTGTACAAAAATTGCTCAAAATCAACGTGGTTGGTATGGCTACTGCTGGTCGGCAAAGAGTAGTGCTACTGGTAAATCCAGCAGTAGTAATAGGAGTACCTTGTCCTGCCACTGGAGCCAAGGTCATAATACCACCTTGACTGTGAGTGAACACAATGTTTCCTGCGCTGTTTACACTTGCTGAAACATACGGCACATTGGCTGCACTAACAGCAGTGATAAAACTAGAAATACTAGTTCCAGTTAGTGTTACTGTGGCAGTATTTGCACTTGTTGATCCTGGAATAGAACCTTGTAATACAAACTGATTTCCAGCAACAAACAAACTGTCACCATTTACTCCAGGAGTAGTGTCCCCTGTGACTATAGTTTGGCCAAATACAACCTGTTCGTAAATTTCAAATCCAAACGAATTAAGTGGTGTTGTTTCGCCGGCATTAGCACCAGATTGTGCCCATAATGTTCCAACTGGAATATTTTTGCCGCCGCCTGCGGGATCTAATGTATAAATTGCATTAGTGCCTGTGGTGAATATAGGGCAACTTTGTAGGACCCATTCTCCTAATGCGGCACTGTATTTTTTTACTTGCAGTGCAACACCATTGTTTGCTGCGCTGATATTGTTCCACATTGATCCTGTTGGTCTTGGTGTGGTGTCTGTGGTTCTCCAACGCGGTGCTTGATAACTATATCCAGTAACAAAAACTGGAGCAAAGTATTCAATTGCTGAAATACCAAGAGCAGTACACAACGCAGTGCCACTGGCATTGGGAATAATACTGACAATACCACCATTGGCAGTACTGCCGTCATTGGTTGCTGTGTCATCTGCGTAGATAGTAAATTTACCGCTAACTGCGGCTGCGGTCACCCCTGTAATGGCTGCTGAATTCACCGCAGCCACAAATCCTGCCAAGTCGTTGTTGGGTGCAATAGGCACAGCAACCGACGTGCCGTTGATGAAAATGCTTTGTCCTGCTGTGAGTGTGGGATTGGTTACATTGCCTTGAATTGTGGGCCAAGATGCTTGCCAAGCTGCGTCACCAACTGCTACCCAGGTATTACTGGCATTTTTGTACCAACCAACGTTGCGTAGATCATAGCTGTTGTTAGCACCATATGCTACCACGGCGTAATCACCAATGCTGCCTATGGTAGAGACAGGAGTATAAATGTCAAAACCAGTTGTGCCGCTGACAGATGCTGTGACATCAGCTGCATCAGTAATTACCAATGGGGTGATCACAGTAAATTCACTAGTGCTTTGATTCCACTCTTGCATGCCCCATACTGAAGTCGAAGTATCCAACCAATAGGCGCCATCATTTGGCGTTCCAGTTGGACGAGTCAAGCTGGCAGTAAGGTCAGTTAAATCCACATCCACACGCTGAACATAAGCGCGGTTTGAAATGCCCAATGAACTGTAAGCAGCCAACAAACCGTATTCATTGAGTTCGTAACCATTGATAGGTGTACCAGTGGTTGTGTTATAGAAGAATGGCACACCAAAAGTGGCTGTCAAATCACGCTGACTGGTGATTAAATATGTTTTGTTAACGTTAGCTGCGGTGGTACCAGCTGCTACTCCAACGCCAGAGCCAGAAACTTTGTTCTGCGCTGTGGCAATCAAGAAGTATGGTACTGTGTTGACTGCTGATGGAATATATTGACTTTCGTCAATTACTGTTACTTGTACGCCGGGTGATATGAGAGCCATGGTTGAATCCTTTTCAAGTTCTAATATTTATAGAGACCTTGAAAAAAACAGCCGTTTTGAATACCTTTGGCAAAGGTCCATGCCGCTAAATACCGTATGAGACCCATTTGTCAAGCCTGTCACCAGCGACCTTGTGCTGTGAACTACAAACGTGATGACATCACACACTATCGATCAAGGTGTGAGACTTGTGCTAGGAAGGGACGTGGACTAAAACCTAGAGAGCCACGCTGGAAATCAGCTGGCTATAAGAAAAAGATGAGTTGCGATCGCTGTGGATTCAAAGCCAAATACGCTGGTCAGATCTTTGTGTATCACGTGGATGGCAACTTGAACAATGCCGCACTTAAGAATCTCAAATCAGTTTGTAGAAACTGTGAAGTAGAGCTGTCTAAGAGCGATCTTGCGTGGCGGCAGGGCGATCTTGAACCAGACTCTTGACCTGCTGATACAAGTCATCCAAGGTACCGTTGTTGTCTAACACAGCGTCAAATTCAGTGCCCACCCATGCAGTTTCTGATGCATGAATCCCCAGCTTTTCTAGTTTTCGATGACTTAGTGCCCAAGTTGAATTGCCATTAGCGCCACGATTCACACTCACAGCTGAATTATACCATGTAGGCTCTGGTCCACGTATAACTCTAATCACACGCCCACCAGCATTTTTAATAGCTAGAATTTCGTTGGGAAAACGGCAATCTGAAATCACAACATCATCTTGGCTGTGACGCAGTTTGTTTTCTAAACTGGCAATCCAGATATCATCGTGAAATCCTGCTCTACACACTTCGGTGCCCCAGTACTGCAAGATCCAACGTGGCGTTAGGGTGGGCATGCCCAGGCGTTCTGCCCACCATGGATCCACACGCTCACGCCATTCACGAGCTTGTTTTGTGCGCCCTTCCAGCATGGTTCGGTCCCAACCAAACACTTGTGCCACAGCATCTTTTAGTGTTGAAGCAAAACTTTCTCTGCGAAAGTGGTGTAAATTTACAAGGTAGTCAGCAATAGTGTCTTTGCCAGACCCAATGAATCCACAGATGCCAATGATCATTTTAACTCCCGAACGTTGAGATATTTAAGTGTATTTTGTAGCATGCCAATTTGTCTGCGACAGTCTTCTAGTGCATGGTGTGTGGTAGGAGGCATGGGTTGTTCAGGCCATAACGAGAACACTGTGCGGCTATCACGTACCATATAGTATTGCCAGGGCAGGGGTTTGTTGTAACTCTTGTAGGCATGCTCTAGGATGTTCATGTCGTATGTTGGACCTTGTGCCCACACACGTTTGGCATGCCAAATCAGCCGGCCCAGGCCATCCAATGCTTGATCTAAGGGTATACGGTCTTCTTCGGAGAATGCTTCGTCACGCACCACAGCAGGTTGTGTGGCCCACCATTCTATAGTGCCTTGCTGTATGCTACGAGTTTCTTGGCTTTCCAAGGTAACTCTGGCATAGAATGATTGCTCATAATGGCCCGTGCCAAACGGATCAAATGCTTGGGCAGCAATGGTAAGAATAGTAGTGTCGGGGCCTGTTCCCAAGCCTTCAAGGTCAATCATCAAGTCCATTTGATGATTATAACAGATTTATGACTGTGTGTCTAGTGTGTGTTAACCAATTACCCAAGTAAGAGGTTGCGAACCATCCACATACATTTTGAGTTGCTCAAGTAGTCCATCCATTTGGGTTTGAGCTTCGGCTTTCATGGCAGCGCCATTTAGACTACCACCGCCCTGCGGTCCGGCGATAGTGCCAAACTTTTCACGTGCTTCACCAATGATCATTTTACAGTTGGCCACCATGTAGTCACGGATCCATTGTGATATTTGATAGTCACTCAGCAAGTTGATTTCAGGTTTTAGATTGTACGTCCAAATCAACACAGCTTCACCGGTGTTTTTAGGATCACGCATGAGTTGTAATTTTTTAGTAACCTGATTGAATGTGTAATTAAAAAAGCCGCCAAACATCTTGGCAGCCAACTCAACGTATTGACTGTAAAAGTCGTAGGTAGCAAGGCCGCCTGCCACGTTAAAGTTCATCAAGTAAACATTTAATGATGCTTGTGCAAACGGATCAAAATTTGACGCAAAGGGTCCGCTAGAATCACCAAAAGTTCTGCGAAAGCACTGGCGCACACTCACAACTTCTTGGGGTAGTGTGTAGATGTTTTCGTCTTTGACTAGTGTGAAAAAACTATAACTTTCTTCATACGCATTGTTGGCTCGTTGACGGTAGGTGCCAATTGTTTTGGCATACGCGGCTTCGTAGTGTGCTGGATCCAATTCTAAATCAATGATTTGACTGCCCAGTTGAAGCTGTACATATTCAATGAGATTTTGTTTGAGCTGAGATAGTGTGTCTTGCTGTTCTGCCATAGGAACTCCAGTGCTATATTTATAGCTTGATGCTGCCTTTGCGTACCGGAGCAATCATTATATTTTTTCTATGTGTAGGACAAAACTTACACTGAGCAATAGGGTTGTTTAGACTTTCTAAAAACTCATCTTTATATTCAGCAAAATTATCCACTGTAAGCGGCTGGTAGGAGTTTAGTAGTTCTCGGTCGCTATCAGAAATATCAAATTTATGTTGAAGATCAAACTCAGGCAAGAGTGCCGCAGGGCCGCATTTGTACAGTTTGCCACGTATAAAATGATAGCTTTTAAATTTTACAAAAGTGCATGCGTCATGTGCTATTGCAGGGTCATTGTTGAATAATGCATAACGCCCTTCTGGGTTAACTTGCACTGTAGATGTATCAAAACTGTTTTGAAAATAAACATTTATAAACACACCATTGCGGTCTGAATATTGATAGTCAGCGTTCCACAAATCAGGACGGTGCGTGTTTTGTTTTACAGGACCTTCCAAAAATTCATGTATGTCTGCTTGTAATTGCTCCAAGTCTGCTAAATTGTGCAAACTTATGGCAATACTGTTCTTGTTTCCGTTCCGTGGTTTGGCATGTGCAATAGCGTCATACAGGCCCCGTACTTGGGTAAGTCGGGTGCCATTTGTTAGCACTTGCACTTCAATCCCAAATGCATCGTTAAGGCCGTGTATCCATTCTACGATTGTGGGATTGAGCAAAGGCTCACCGCCCATTATGGTGATGGCCTTTAGATCAATTAACTCTGCCCACTGCTTGTATTGTTCAGCATGATCGCTCCATCGTTGCCAGCCCTTGAAATCAAAATTATTAAATCTATTACATTGTTCGCAAGTTAGATTGCAAACGTTGGTAATGTAAACTTCAATTTTGTTAAAAACAGTGCGGGCATTGTTAGGCGTCATTGCTCCTATTTACCAACTCTTTAGTATGATCAAGTTTTCTGTGCCACGGGCATTCCATGCAGTTTCTGTGGCTTTGATGTCCTTGAACGCTTTGCGGGCGGCTGGTTTGCCTGCACCT